TTGCTCCTCGCTCCAGTGCCTCAATGACGGGACCGTTGTGCCAAGCAGTATTCCCATCAACAAGGCGGAAACCCCCGATAAGGTCGTCTTCATCAGTTTCAATGGTAATGTTTACACGGATTAGTTCACGCTTAAGTTGAGCACACGCTTGCTCCACACTGAACGTTTTACCATTACCCGACAGACCCGTAATGAACGTTGGATAAAAAAGACGGGACTGAATAATTTTTTTAATATCGTTAAAATTACCAAACTTGACGAAGGTATCATCTTTATCAGGAATGAGGTTTTGTTCCACAGCGGGGATGGCAGCAGGTGCTTGAAAAGTACGTTCGATTTCTTCTACTTTTTGTTGTGTCACTTCAAGATTCCATTTGCCACGAGAAGTTTTATATTGAGAAAGTTTGTTAGTCACCGTTTGATAATTAGTATCATTCATTGCACACCAAGCACGAATATCACCAGAAGTGACACTGTTGCCATAAAGTGCTTGAAGTGAAGTACGAATGTAATCGGTGGAGACGGACATGATTAAGTGGTTTGTTTCAACTGAAGTTATTATAGGGCAAAAAGAGGGGGGGTCTGAACCCCCCTGTGTCAGTTTGCCAACTGGTTCTTAAGACTTTCAAAGTAATCTTTTTTGGCAATCTTTCCTTTATATCCAGGATAATATTTTTCAACAAGTTTAGGCAAACCCATTGCTGCAATAGATCCAATTTCAGTCACCCAAATTTCTTTGGTATCAAATTTAATAACATGCTCGTAAGGAAATTTAGTCTTCATAATTAATTTTATTTTCAATAATAGAATGACATTCTACCATAAATTGATGAAATGTTTTACCTGAGTAATTAAAAGAATCGTTCAACTTTGCCATCTGAACGCCTGTTTTTGAATTTCTCTCCCCCATTCCCAACTTTTTATAAATTCTACCTCTTTGTTCTGCCCCCTCCTCATCACTTCTCTTTCTTTTCTTTCCAGTAGAACTGATTGCAGTAGGAGTATTTGTAGCAACTCCTTTTTTCTCTTTCATCTTAGATGCAACATCCTTTAGAGCACCAACAAATGCTCTAGCTTTCTGTCCAGGTTCTTTAATGCTTCTTTTTGGAGAACCTACAGTAATATCATGAACCTCAGAATCTTTTTTAGCTCCAGTTTTATGAAACTGTTTTTTTAATTCTTTGGCATCAACTTTTTCACCCTCTTTATGTTTTTGTTTTGCAGTATGAGCAGCATAATCTCCAGGAGACTTATGAGTTCTTACCCAAACAGGAACATCCTTTCCACTCTTTTCTACTTTTGGATCTTGAATGGGACCCTTTTTTCTAAATCCAGCTCTTGCAACATCTTTTCTTGCAGCACCTTCAGATCCAGGAATTGGCATAGTGCCAGATTTCCCAGATCCTTTCATTTTCATTAATGTTCTCTCATCAAGGATTTCTTCCTGAAAGTGCATCTTTATAAGTTCTTTTTATGTATTTAGACTACAAGAGAAATAAACTCTCCAAGAACTTTTTTGTTTAGTTTTTTAGTTTTGAGAGATTTTACAAAAGCAGACTTGATTTGCGCTTTGGTTGCACATTCATGAACATCAAACTCAGTATCCTGAGAAAGCGCAGTTGCAGACATTCCAAAGTAAGCATCATATCCAGATTTAGTAATAGTAAAACTCTTCAGTTTTTTCCAATCATTCTGAATTTTATCATATTCCTTACTATAGTTTTCATGATACATGTTTACAAAACGTCCGAAGTTACGACCTTCAAGAACACGAATCCCAATAAAATTCATAGAAGAAAACTTATCTTTCAAGTTCCGAAGAAGAACATCAGTAAAATTATGATATCCATAATCAAACATGTAAGTTGTTCCAATCTTTCGATCCCTAAGAAATGTATTCTGAGGATAGACACTAGCAATGCCCAGATAAGGTTCTTTCTCCCAACGACGATTAACTTCCCTATGATAAGCAAGTTGATTTGCTTCACCATCAGTCAGAACAATACACTGAACCTTTTGCAGTTTATTTTCTTTCTGAAACTTAGGAAGAATTTGGTGAAGAGTGATTAGTGCTTCATTTAGTGGGGTTCCAGACAGACACAAACGATTAGGATATGTGTAAGGGCATCGATAGGTATCACTAAAGCAATAGGCAAGACGCCAAATATTAAGCATTTGATTTTCCAATTCTTTACCAGAAACTTTACTGGTAAGAATATTCATCATAGAAAATGTCTCATCTACACAAAGCAAACTTTCCCTTTTCTGATAATGGGGAGTACGATCTGCCGCAAAATACTTTCCAGTTTCATAATCATACTCACCACGCCTCCACTCATTAGTGAAAGCATAAACCTCAAAGGGAATGGAAACTTTCTTACAGAACCAAACAAGGTTGAAGAGTTGCTTACAAGTATCAAGCATCACATCGGACATAGAACCGCTCCAATCCAATACAAACACAAGTCCATGATTCTTACCATCAGGAATCACAGAAACTTTCTTAAAAAGGTCCTCATTGTATTTGTATGTATGCAGGCGAGTAGTATCAAGAACACCTGTACGAGCAGTAGAGGAGCGGGCATACTGATCTGCTGCTTTACGGCACTCAAATTCTTTCACCAGATAATTGACTTCTTTCTGAGCAGAAGATTTAAATTTTTTAAATTCAATGTCAGTCTCTTTATAGAGATCTGTAGGAACAATTCCTCTTTCCTCTGCAGTATTATTTTGGATTTTTTGCTGATGAGCAAATGAGTCATTAATATCTTTATGAATATCAAAATTCATTCCAATAACCGTATCAAGATTTACCTGAGGAACTTCCACATAAACATTATCATATCCACCCTCCTTTACAAGATCACGAATCTTATCTTGCAAAGAATCTGCGGTACGAACTTCTGGTTCATCCTCTTTACCTACAGAATTTACTTGAGTTTGATCACCATGAGCAGTTCCACCATAAGAAGTGTCAGATTCTAGAGGTTGAGAGTTGTCACTATTCCCCTCTTGCTCAGAAGAAGAGTCATTGCTCTCCACAGATTCATTTCCAGAAGACTCAGAATTTCCTTGAGTTTCTTGATAATCAAGGTCGGAAACTTTTTGTTGCTCCTGTTCTTTCTTACAGTACTTATAAAGTTCTTCTGCCGCAATCAGAGTATCTGCAAAAGTTTCAGACGCATCAATCAAATTAATGATTTCTTTCTCTTCTACATTAAAATTAAGAGGAATAAAATTCCCAATCTTAAAGTAAAGATTTACACGGTCGGCAAGATTAAAAGTAGAAATATTCTCATCAGCAATCTGAAAGAAATCATCTTCATTCAGTTCTTTATATCCATTGAAAAAAGTCTTTGCAAGACCAGCATATTTACGCTTCATCAGTTTCTCAATACGAGCATCCTCAACAACGTTTACAAACTGTGCAGGAACTTTTACATTTTCCGTCCAGTCCTCATCGGGAGTGAAGAGTGCATGTCCAACCTCGTGACCCACCAGAAGGTCATAGACGGTGTTGCTTGCCTTATCCCACATTGGCAGGGTCAGCACACGAGTATGAACGTTAAAGCAGGCAGTCTCCACCTTCTTGTGCTCAACCACAAGGTCTTCGGTGGCAAGAAGTTTAGCAAGTTGGGACTTGATTTCGTGGCGGACGGTCATAGGTTTGATTCGTATGAACTCATGATACAAAAAAAGAGGGTGGTTAAACCCTCTGATGTGCCAGTTTAAAAAGTGGACTCAAACTCCTTTTACAGGCATTCCTGGTTTTGAAAGTATTTTATTATTAAGTTCTATCCCCTTTCTTTTCTGTGCATTTGTTTTTGGACCCTTATTAACAAACTTCTCAAAATCATCTAGAGGATCTTCAGCATTATATCCAAAAGTTGCATGTTTTTCAACAATACTCTGCTTCCACTCTCCACTCATATTTGCCATAATAGCAAGTGCTGCCTTGTTGGTATCTGCGTAACCTTCGGCAACTAGATGCTCAAGAATATGGTCGAAGAGGTCGGTTTCTACTTCTTCTTTGTTGAGTTCTGCAGCTCTCCTTTTTGCTTTGTTTCCTGCACCCCTATCTCTATTTGCTCCCTGAGTGTCTGCCCAATAATCCTTATTTCTTCTATTCATTTCACCACCAACACTACGTTCTTCTGGAGGAGCACTTCTTCCACCACGTTTTCTCATTGATCCAAATTTAGGATCTAATGCTTCATCAAGTTCACAAACCTGATTATAAGCTTCTTGAAGGGCACGAAGTTCTTGCGAGTTCATTTTACAACTACTTTTTAGATATTTATAAAATAAGAAGCGTCCCCGTGTTGGAGACGCTTCTTGAGTGCTTGGCGACGTGCCTTTGCTTGTCGGAGTGCTTGCGGTTTTAGTTTCCGCTTTTGCTCCTTCTTGGAATGATGGTAGCGGTTGGGGACTTGCATTAGTCTTGTGCTGATGTGGACATCATACGTGAAAAACCTTTGACTTTCTCGAACCTTATGACACTTTCAAATTTGTCATGCAGTTCAGACTTATGAGAAATGACAAATATATTAGCATCCTTAATAACATAACGTATAATTTTAAGAAACTCTTCAGTTCCATATCCATCCAAAGAAGAATCAAAAACTTCATCCATAATCAAAAGATTTGTATTGGTTGAATTTTTAAACTTTGCAACTTCTCTCCAGGTAAAAAGAAGTGCTAAGTCAATTCTTTGCTTTTCTCCCTCACTAAAAGAACTATAAGAAAAGTCTTCATGAATTGGAGATTGAATGGTTTCGTTAAACTCTTCATCCAGAGTAAAGTTGATGTAAAAATCCATCATCTGAAGATATCTATTAACTTGTTTATTAATTAGTGGTAGATACTTTTTGATGATTTTTGTTTTTACTCCTCCATCTTTTAAAAGACTATATGAAAAATCGTAGTAATTAATTAATTCTTTTTTTGATGCGAGATCATCAAATACTTTTTGAAGATCTTTTTTAAAGGATTCTAACTTCTCATGTTCAGAATTTCGGTTTGCAAGGTTCTCGGTAAGAACTTGAATTTCATGTTCAAGTTTTCGGATTTGTCTCTGTAATCCGTTAATCTTAATATTGTTTTGAGAAATGCCATTCGTTAATTTTGAAATCTCCTTAGAAAGAGTAGTGAATTGACGCTCTCGCTCCTCTTCCTCTTTAATTGCCTCCTCCAGTTCTTTATAACCAGATTGCAACTCCTTTGCTTTAGATTGAGCGTCGTTAATTCTATTTATTCTGAAAACCTCCTCGATAGACTGGGTACAGGTGGGGCATACCGTATTCTCAGTGAAGAACTTATGTTCTTTAGTAATTGTCGATACCTTCTGAGAGATTTTACCCTTTAGATTTCCCAACTTACGAAGTTTTTCTGCGTACCCAACCAGATTGTCTTGCTTTCTAATGTACTCACGAAGAGGTTCTTCTGTAGAAGAGTTTTCTTCAATCAAGTATTCAACTTCTTCCGACAAAGACTTGATAGAAACGTTTTTGTCGTCAATATCCTTCTTACCTCTATTTTCAAGTTCTTCAATAAAACTTTGCTGCATCTGAACTTTATCTTTTACCGACTCTTTCTTCAATTCAAATGTTCTAATCTCTTCCTTTGAAGACCGAATTTTTTCTTTGATAATGCTGTTCATTGAAGAAAAAATCTTAATATCTAAAAGATCTTCAATAACTTCTCTACGGTTTGATGCAGTAAGTTGCATGAAAGGAACAAAATTACTGCTGCCAAGAATTACAATCTGAGTAAATGACCTGTAATTCATTTTCAAAACAGTTTGTTCAAACCATTTCTGCTGATCAACAGATGAAGCGTTTTGATCTATGAGAGAATCATTCTTGTATATCTCAAAAATATTTGGTTTGATTCCTCTACGTACTTTCCATTTAGTTTTGCCAATTGTAAATTCAATTTCAACTAAGCAATCTTTTTCATTGGTAGAATTTACAAGTTGAGGTTTATTGATACCCCTAAAAGACTTACTAAAAAGAACGAATGTTAGTGCATCGAGAACAGTACTTTTTCCTGCTCCATTCGATCCGATAATTAAAGTAGTTGTATTTTTCTGAAAATTAACTTCTGTAAATTGATTGCCAGTAGAAAGAAAATTTTTCCAACGAATTTTTTCAAATAAAATCATGTTCTTCTATGTCATCAGGAGGTATAATAATATCGTCTGGAGTAATTACGGCATATTGGTAATCATGAGATTCACATGCTTTAAGTATCAGATCATCATCAACTTCAATAACATGCATTTCTGGGTAACTTCTATCCTCAAGCATCATTGCGAATCTTGCGGCGTCATCCTCTTCTTGGAAGATATAAAGAACTTGTTCTCCATCTTCATTGGTGACGGAATAAGCTCCCTCTTCTTCTTTACCATCTACCGTAATTATAAACATGTTTATACCATTTCGCAAGCTTCTTGATAAATTTCTCGAATAAGTCTTTGGACTATAGATTTGTCCAAATTAATTTCAGACTCTGTAATATATCTATCTAGAATTGAAATGGTATTTTCGGATTCAAATGCTTCAAATTCTTCAGATTCTTGAATTTGGAAATTTTCAACTACTTTTAATTCGAAAACATTTGAAGAATATAATTTATCAATAAACTTTTCAAAATTTTTTTGACTTGTTTTCTTTCTTACAATAACTCTAACTATTTTATTTTCATATTCTCGTGCATCAAAAGTTTGATGGGGAGTATCTTCATAATAAATGTTATAAAACATTCTGTATGGATTATCAATTGAAACGTGATCTAAAGTTTCGGTATCAAATATTGTAAATCCTCTAGAATCATTAACATCATTCCAATATATTTCGTATGGATTACCTAGATAGAAAATTTTTCCATCATCCGATCTAGTGTGATAGTGTCCAGAGAAAACACGGTAGAACTTCTCAAATAATTTACTGTCCATACCATCTTCCATAATGTGCCCTTTATGAGCTCTAAATCCGTTGAGCTCAAGGTGCCCCATCACACACTTGCAAGTTGTATTTTTAACAAGTTTAGTAGTCTCTTCCTCATTCTCTTGATTAATCCATGGTAAAAGTAAAATATCTAACCCACCAACATTAATTTGTGTTGCTTTATCATAAGTTTTAATATTATCAAATGATTTTAACAGAAGACTTGGAGAATTTACGTTGTTGGTATTCTTATAATAACAATCATGATTTCCAACAATCATATGAACATCATATTTTTTGAGTGGTTCAAAAACTACACGCTTTGCCCACTCTAAACTTTGATAATCTATTGACTTGCGGCTATCAAAAGCATCTCCCATGTGTATTACAGTAGTAATACCTTCTTTTTCTAATGTAGGAAAAAATACATTAGCGTAAAACTGCTCAAAATAGTCATGAAAAAGTTTTGATCCCTTTCTACAACCGTAGTGGGTATCTGTAATAATTGCGACTTTCATTCAGTAGCGAAGTTTGGTGTATACGTTATCCTTAATAGAATTATATTCGCTATGGGTCATTCCGTCAATACCACTGTCATCAAAGAAAACTTCATCATAACCCGTTCTTTCTAAGATTTTATTTTTAATCTCTAACTGCTTCTTTTCTCTTTGGATTCTCCTCAGAAATGCGTAGTGAATAATCTGAGTGAAATAAGCAAAAGGATTTTGTGATTTCTCGGGATTAAAATTGTGAATGTATTGAACACAGTTTTCAATGCCATCGGAAATCATATCATCCTTAAACATGTAATTGACAAAATTTGGTTTAAATGATAGATGAGTTGCAATTTTTAAAAAACACTCTCCAATATAATTGGTAATTTGAGGTTTTGTATCCCAATGTTTGGAACGGTCATCTTTTGTAGGTATTCTACCATACTTTTGAATAAAGGTCCTTTCTACCTCGCCATGATATGCGATTAGTGCCGCAAGAAAGTCCTTGTTATTTACATAGTGTTCTGATCTTCTTCTTTTAGTCATTACCGTCGTTGTTATCATTAGAATACCTAATTTATTATGTAGATATTATAACATTTACAGTTGAAAATAACAACAACTTGACACTACCCTTCAAACTCCGTTATAATGTCTTTGTCAAAGATGATAAGAATTATATTAACTATTTTTATAGAGCTTTTCTAATAGCTCTTTAGCATCATTTACATTAGCAAGATATCCCATTTTCCTAGAGACAACAGTTTTGTTGCTTTTTATACTGTTTGTTTTTCTAACATAAGTTTGGTACATCATAATCATTTCAATATTTTTAGATTCGCTTACTGTAAGTACGTCATTCATATTGATAATAAACATATCTTCTGATGATGTTTTTAACCATGGTTCAATCTTGTATCCAGCAACTCCTGATCTTCCTTTAATCTCACAAATGATTATTGGATTTGTGACTAAAAGCATAATTGAACCATTTTCAGTATTGGGAGCAATCTTTGCAAAGATTTCTTCTCCTGTTTTCAACTTGACTGTTGCATAGAAATCGTCTTCGATCATTTCTTTAAATTAATAGTAATTATTTCGTAATTAAAATTCTCTTCATTGTAAATTTTTATTCTTTCAATAAAATGATTTAAAGTATAATTTTTTCTTGAGTTATAAGTACAATCATCAGCAATATCATATAGTATTGCTTTTGTTTTATTAGCACCTTTCCTTAAAACTCTACCAATGGATTGTAAATTTCTAACTCTAGATTTGCTTGGAGATGCAAATATTACATTATGAAGATTTTTTATATTAATACCCGTTGAGAAAACTCCATAAGATGCAACAATAACTGCATCACTTTCCCTTTCTGTAATTTCTCTAACTTGTTCTCTCTCTGCGGTTGCAACTCCACCATGAACAAAAAACACTTTTCTATTATTGTGTTTGCTATTATTTATTAGATTAAATAATGGCTCACCATGAGTTTCAATTCTCGAGAATAAAACTAATGTATTTCCCTTTAGATCTAATACAAGATTTTTAATAAAGTTATTTCTTTTTTCATGAGTAATTATAAATTGAGTTTCATCTTCAAATGTTTCAAACTTTTTAGGTGGATGTTTTAATACTAGGCAACGAATATCCAACTTTGAAAGATGACCTTTCTCCATTAGTTCTGCAGTTTTTGTAACTTTATATGATGGACCAAATAGTCCTTCCAAAACCCACTTATGCGTTTGAGATCCATCTAATGTTCCAGTAAATCCAAATCTATATTTTGCAGAATGAAGTTTTGACATAATCCCAATTAAAGATTTGCTCTTGAAAAGGTGAGCTTCATCTCCAATCACAACATCAAATTCTTCGAAGAACTTTCTTTCTAGTTTATAGATAGATTGCCAGGTAGTAATTACAACAGGAAAATTATTAGTTTTTTCTCTACCAGAATAAATACGGTGGCAATATGTCTCAGCATCCCAACCATAATCCTGAAAATCCTTATACATCTGCTCTACAAGAGATGTCGTTGGAACAACTAAAAGGATTTTTTTCTGTTTATCTACAAAATATCTTACTATTGAATAAATCATCAGAGATTTGCCTGAGGCAGTTGGTGATATCAATAGTTTTCGATTATATTTTAATGCATCGTATACTCCCTCTACTTGATAATCTCTCGGAGTATGGGAGCAAATAAATTTCATATAATCTTTTACGCCTTCATATGAAATATCTTCATTCACTTCATATGGAAGACCATAAAATTTATTTTCTTTAAATTCATAAGAATAATTATGAAGATTTAATTTGTCAATTACTTTTGGCAACAATCCAACATATATCTCTCCCGTATGTACTGACAGAAGGCGAATAAGTCCATCCCAGTGCTTACTTCTCATCTGGGGCATGAATTTTGCTCCTGGAACTTCAAACGTAAAATATTGTTGAAGTTCATACAAAACATGAGGTTCACATTCTAACTTAATGTAAACCTCATTCTTTTTATGGATTATTACATCACTCATAGTTAATAATAATAACTATGAATATTTATTACCCCAATCCAGACTGGAATCTCATATATTCAATTGAATTTTTAATTTGATATGTTCTATTATGAATCATTTTTAATATGTCTTCAATATATTTTAGCATTACATCATAATAATCTACCTTAAGACCAACCTGTGATAATTTATCATCAGCATCCAAATAATTCTGCATGTCACTTTTATCTCTTACTTTTTTGGGAAAGGGATTCTCAACATAGACTTCAGGATCTGCTCTTCCAGAATAATACTGATGCCTTTCGTGTTTTATTTTTCTTTTTTGCTGATCGGCTCTTTTTCTCAAAAGAAGGATATTATTATAAAGATCAAAATATTTTGCATGAAGTGCGGGTGTATTTAAAGACTCTGTATGTAAGTTGTCAATATCTATTTTTGAGTCTTTCTCCCACATTTTTTGGATCATTTCCAAATCAATACTCATAATGGATTGCCTTTCCTGTCAAGTATATTATACATCATATATTTAAAAGTTACATCTGCTGTGAAATATTCAATGTCATTTGCTGTTGCGTCAAACTGGAGAGTTGACAAATAAGATGGAAACATAGATCTAAATCTTACTTGAAAGTTTGTATTTTGATTACTATTCAGTACAAGTAAAGTTCCATCTGAATAAAGATTCATTTGAGATTTTGGTTGATCCTCAAAGTCTTTATTGTTATTTTGAAATTTATAAATTTCATTTAAACTTTCTGGAAATCCAATTCCTCTCATCCAATTTTGAATTTCCATGTAATTTGTCAAGTCCTCATCGACTAAAAACCGTAATGTAAAATCTTCAAATATTATCTTTTCTCCAGGAACAGGTATATCAGTTAGATATGTTGGTTGATTAGCAACTCCCAAATTCATAGATGGGATATTTGCAGAGTTTGAAAAGAATGCAACCTTAGATGCTCTATTTAAGGTAAATCTAAACCCTATAGGAGCAAGGAAATTTCTATTTGATATCTGCTTATTTACAAATGAAGTGAATTCTTCTGCCATCTTTTTCTAATTATTTAGATAAAAAAAGGGTGCCTTTCGGCACCCCCTGAAACCTTTGTGAAATGGATCACATGAGGTTCTTGATTTGTACTCTTCTGTAGTAACGGTTCTTGTTGACAGTGAGAGCACCCAGACCCTGATCTGAAGCATCGCCATGTGCAAATGGGTTTGCAACCAGACCATAACGGGTCTTGAAGCCAATCTTTGGCTGGAAGGTGTTTTCTCCAACTGCACGTACCATCTGGAGAGGTACATAAGGGCAGTAGAAGAGACCTGCGTCGTAAGGTGAAGAACCCTTGTAACCAGCAACGTAGTACTGAGTTGCAGCACTGTTTGCTGAATAAGGATCGATATAGACGCGGAACTTGCCCATCAGAACGCCAGCAAAAGTATTGCCAGTGTCATCAACGTTCAGGTTAGCGTTGAGTGCAGGGGTGTAATCTAGAACACCAGCCATGCTCAGTGCTGAAGCAACGTCAGCGGAGCAAAGGATGATGTTGCCCTTTCCTCTACGAGTTCTTTGTGCGATTGCGTTAGCATCACGCTCGATTTGGAACAGGAGACCCTTGAACTTCTCAACACTCCAACGTCCGTTTGAATCAACGTCAAGGTCAAAGATACCCTGAGTTGCAACGTTAGTAGCAGCGCCTTGCTCAGCAACCTTATAGATGGTTCTGATGACTTCGCGGTTGATTTCAGCAAGAATTTCGCTAGACAGAATGTTAGCGAGTTCTGCTTCAGCATTAAGACCATGAATTGCCTTCAGGTCTTGTGCAAGCTCAAGGCTGTACTCTGCTTTCAGAGCGCGTGACTTTGCTTCAACAAGAACTTTCTCGATTGAGAATGCCATCTCGTTGAACTGAGGACCACCATCAACGCCAAGATTCTCAGCGTCTCCAGTTCTCATACCCTGACCAACGTTATACAGGGCTTGGTCTTGGGTTGAAGTTGGGTTCAGAATACCTGGATTTGATCCAAGTTGACCGCTGGTAGTACCCATACCTACGTTAGGTGCAGTTGAACCTGCGGTATTACCAACACCAGTGAAGGAACCAGCGAATGAAGTATCTGCTTCGTTGAACAGTGCTTCAGTTCCGCTCTGGCTATTGTAGCGTGAACGCATTGCGAAGATGAGTCCAGTAGGACCGTTCATTGGTTGAACGCCTGCGAGGTCATAAGCGACCAGATTAGGCATTGAACGTCTGATCAGTGAGATCAGAACAGGATCGAAACCTGCAACAGGACCACCTGCAACAGCACCACCACCATATCCACCACCACCAGCAGCGCCGTTAGCAGCATTGGTTGGGGTTTCGGTGAGGAATCCTTGCTGAGCAAAGGATTGCTCTTCTCTTAGAAATCTTTCTTGGTTTTCGAGCAGGACAGCGGTTACGGCTCTTCTGTGTGAATCCTTGATTGGATCAAGACCTTCATAGTTCAGAAGGGGTGCCCACTTTTCCTGCAGATGCTCGGAATGGAACATTTGCTTTTACCTCTTTTAAAAAAGTGTGTTTTTGGGTTTGATTAATATTAAATTCAGTTTTTGGCAACAACTGAAAGAGCTTTCAGATAAGCATTCATTGAATCTGAGTGATACTCAGTTGCAACGTCTACTCCTTCAGAAAGAGTTTCAGATTTTGCTGATTGAGTTGTTGATTTTGAAGGGAAATATGATTCCTTCAAAGTCTCCAGTTTCTCACGATATTGTGACTCACTTTCAAACTCAACACTTTCGGCAAGTGAAGCGAGCTTTTCCTTCTGAGAAAGTGCTAGACCCTCAGAAATTTCATCAAAGATTCCATCAGCAACCGACTCGGAGAGACGCTTGTTGAGTGAAATGTTCTTCTCAATTTGCTCGTTGAGTTTTGTCTCCATATCATCAAGTTTTTCTACCATGCTCTCAAGCACATCATATTTATCTTCAGGGATTGATACATAATGATCTTCAAAAAGTCCTTTCAGACCAGTCATGAAGGACTCACTGAGTTCTTCCTTCAGACCGCTTTGAACGGAAAGTTGATTTTCTGAAATCCATTCGTCAGCAACGTATTCCAGATAAGCGTCAACACGCTCCTGGAGTTCTGACTTAATTGATTCTACAGTTTCAACTAATCTCTGCTCATAAGCAGACTCATATTCTTCTTCTAGAGTTTCGCGGATTTCAGCAACTTTTGATCTCAGAGCAGATTCAAAGATAGTTTTTGCTTTATCTTTGAATTCCTCTGAAAGATCTGCCTCATCTCCAGCATTGAGGAGAGCATTTACGTCATCTTCAATATCAAATGACTCTTCAATCTCTTCCTCTTCCTCTTCCTCTTCCTCTTCTTCCTCTACTTCTTCAATTTCTTCAGTAGATTCGGAATCATCTTCGAGTTCTTGCTCTTCATCAAGAAGATCTTCGTCATCAACTTCCTCTTCCTCTTTAACAGCACCAGACAGTTTCTGCATAGAATCTGCACCTTTGGCGCCACGAGTAACTACATCACTAACAGTCTTTAGTGATGGTTCTTTAAGTTTTGATGAATCATCATCAGACTTATAGTTTTCTGGAGTAGGTCCACCAAGATCTTCCCAACTACCTGTTTGTCCAGGAGCAATACCTGTAGTTAGCTTTGGCATAGCTTCTGCAGGTTTTGCACCAGAATTTACGGCAGTTTTGGATTGCTTAGTGCCTGCTTCCATTTCTTGTAATTGATTGCCACGAGACATTTGAACTCTCCGATTTACCTTTGTATTAAATCTATATTTATTTATAATTTGAAGAATTACACCACTTATAGTGAATTTAAGAAGTCGTTGAAAAGATTAATCTTATTTTCTTCAAGTTGTTTTTGATCTACTAAACTATTGATTTTTTTATATGCTTGAGAAGCATACTTCTCACGAAGAATACCTCCATCCCATACCCATTCTTTACCTTCCATGATTCCCTGAACAAAAGCATCAGGTGCAGAAGGATCTGCAACAATATCTGCTGCAGTTGCAAGCATAAAGTCTTCACCGACTTCTTTATATCCTTCTCTATGATTTTCTTTCAGAGATCCGATTCCCCGAGAAGATACGCCAAGAGTAACTCCGTCCTTGAGAAGTGACTCTGCAATTTTACCCATTGGAGTGGATAGAATTTGTGCTTTACCGATAAAATTATTTCCTTCACGATAGAGTTCAATAATTTTATGTGATACTCTATCCAGATTTATAGTTGGACCATCAGGATGTCCAAGTTCACCAAGAGCACGTCCTTTTTCAACATATTGTTCAGTATAACGCTTTACTTCACGTTCCATAATGGACATAGGATACATCCTTCCATTACGGTTAACACATTCTGCTTGAAGAAAAGGACCCTTAACGAAAAGTTTTTGTTGTTTTCCAGTTCCTTCTGTAAGAACTTCTACCTTTTCGATTTCTTCTCTGATTAGTTTCATTTTTTCTTAGTTAGTAAGTCCTACTTTAGCGGCTTTCACAGAAGCAGACGATGCCCAGATAACATATGATGGGGGTTTTTCTAAAAATTCTACAGTTGCATTTGGCATAGTAAATGTTGCAGTGTCTGCTGCTCCAACTGTACTAGCAATACTAACTGTAGCTACACCACCAGATCCGTTATATAGTCTTACGCAAGTTGCGTCAGAAATACTTGAACCTGCTCCAGCACTTGTACCAAGAGCAACTTCAGTTGCTATTACCTTTGTCCTTTGCATCGTTATAATAAAGTCTTATAGTAGTTATTTATTACTTATTTAACTTGAGGTATTATTCCTCATCAATAATCTCTTCTTCTTCATCTCCCACATCTCCTGCAGGATCTCCAAAAAGTTCATTAGCAACTTCAGGTCTAAGACCATCAACTCTATCTGCTGCCTTTGCAAATAACATTTCTTTAATTTTATCGCTAATGCTTGATGGGGACTCATCAGCAATAATCATGTCCATAAGTTCGTCCATTTTAATTACCAAGTTAATTAATTTCTATTATTTATATTTCCCCTCCAGAAGGAGGTTCTACTGCAGATGCATCAATTTCTGGTTCGACTGGAACTTGTCCAGATTGTCCATCTATAGAATCGCTAATAGGTTCTCCTGTTTCTGGATCAACTGGAGCATTTGGATCTGGAATAATTCCCTCTTCAATTTCTTTTTGAATGATCATATCTTGCTCAACTATTTCTTGATCAGTTTGACGTAGAATTTTACGTCTAACATAATCTTGTGAGTAATATTTTCCAATATATGGTTCCGCAGTTGCTGCAAGGTTCAATCTTTCTGTAAGAAGTTCTGCTTCTTTTAACTCTGAGAAATGATTATCATATAAGAAATCATATTGAATATGTTGGGACATTTTATCCCAATCTTCTAGAGTAATAATATTCTTGAGAATTAATTGAGTTTTTAACATGTCATTAAACATGTTAGAGAATCTCTTTCTTAAGCGTCCTACAAATTTTGTGAATTTAAGTTCATCTCTAAGAATTTCTGATGAACGTCCGAGATTAAATCCACCCTCTCCCTCCATTCTTGATGGGGGAACGTTTAATGACCTATAAAGTTTGCTTTGAAAATACTTAATATCAGTAATCTCTCCAAGATTTTGACCACCTGGAAGTGTAGTAATTTCTGTTCCTCTTCCACCTTCTCTACGTGGTAACCAAAAATCTTCAAGCATACTCATAAACTTCTTATCATCACGAACTTCCCCAGTTGATGCATCGTATACTAACTTGTTACGATAGCGCATCATAACATCACGTAAATATTGTTCTGCTTTTGCTTTAGGGAGATTTCCAACATCAATATAGAAAATACGACGCTCTGGTGCGCGAGATAATCTGTAGATAACAAGAGAATCTTCAATCATACGAAGTTGATTGAGAGACTTAATTGCTTTGTGCAAATATGAAAGCACTGTTCCCTTATTTCTATCTAAAAGTCCAGAATTGCAATATGTAATTGCATCTTTTGCAATTTTTATTCCACCACCAGAACTGGAACCCGAATTATTTGCACTACCAATCTGTCCTGCAGTTTTTGGTAAATATAGAAAATATTCATCAATTTCAGGAAAATCCAGATCAGTTGTATTTTCTTGAGTTTTTTTCGCAATGGCAAATCTATCATCATCAGTCTTTCTTTGTTGTCTTACATAACGCATTTTCATTGCGTCAATATATCTTAGCTCTTGTATTCCTTCTTGTGGATTTTTAATATCAATTACTTTATGATAGTAAAGTCTTCCATCAACGTACCAATTTCTATAAATTTCATGAGATTTTTTATTAAAATCTAATAGTTCTAAGATTCTTTTAAATTCTTCTCTTATTTTTCTTTTTATTCCATCACTAGCATTTAAGTTTGAAAGTTCAATTTCTACTGGAGTATCATACGTATCCGATACAATTGCCTCGCTAATAATATCTTCAATTGCACTATCAACTTCTGGATGAAGTGCCATTTCACGATATCTTTTAATTAGATCAAATTCTGTCCTATAAACACCTTCTATATCTACATACGAACCAAAAAACCCACTAGTCAGATAATGGTCAACCCCATCCTCATTATTAGGTGGAACGGGGGAGACTATGTTATCTGACTGTTGGGCCTTATCCTCAATAGAGAATCCAAATAATTTTGCCATGAATAAAGATTAGGTTTCTTTCTACTGTCCTATTTATTAGAGTAGTGAAGAAGGACCATCATTGATTTCAAAATACTGAACTTGGAATTCAACAGTGAATTCTTCAATAGTATCTGAACTATCATATGATAGATCGATCTGAGATACGTTTGTTGGGAAAATATCATACATTTTGTATGATCTAAGAACAGTCGCTTGACCGTCTCCAGTAGCACTAAATCCAGGACCCTGAGCAGAAATGCTATTTACAACTTTGGTCCCTTCCTTCGCATTGCTTCTTCCCAGTTGATAAACAATCGCATTCTTCATGTAAGAAGTTGGATTTGATGCTCCAGTAGCGTTATCTAACTTGCTGAGGAGATTCATCCATGCCTCGAAAGCATGTCTGATCTTAAAGTCCTCATCGTTAATAACGGTAACTGTCCAAGTATCAAAGGTTCTATCACCAGCAACCTTAAGAATTCTTCCTCTGAAGGGAACATCAATAGGAGCAACGTTTGAAGCTGGCAGAGCAGCTGCTTTACAAAGGAATCTAAAGTCTACCTTTGACTCACTATCCCACTGAGATTGAACTTCTGCGGGGAAATCATCAAGGGCAACTTCAAATAAGTTTGGTCTTGCACCACCACCAGCTAGTCTATTTTTGAATGATGATATATTCTTTATAGATGGTTTGTTAGTGGAATCAGCCATTTTTTAATCCTCCTTTCCGTTTTAGTTATTGGTTAAAATTAAACTCTACCAGCCACTTCTTCAAAGCTGACTCCAGTTCTGGTAGCAACAAATGTTAGAGTGACATAGTTAATAGATTTAGCTGGTTTCAGATAAATGTCAGCTCTAAATTCATTATTATCAATAATGTCAGGAGTGTTATTTGTTTCATCACAAACAACTAGGAATCCGTAGAGACCTCTCTTTGCCTGAACCTCACGTAGATATGGTTCAACAATGTTGATGAAGTTAGCTCTTGTAATTTCATCGTTGAGTTCGAAGAGTTGTGCTTGTGCGCTTCTCTCCAGTGCTTGCTCAACAGTGAGGAACAGTCTACGGACGTTAATTCTATCAAATGCTGATGCATAACCAAGACCTGTTTTATCGCCAAAGAGAAGAGTTCCAATTCCTGGTTGAGTAACAATTGCGTTGATTCTCTGAGGATAGAGTTGATCTCTTTGTGCCTTATTTGGATTATATGCAAGTTTAATTGCATTATTCAGAATACCTCTTTGCTGTCCTGCAGGTGAGAACCAAGGATATGCAAAGATTGAAGTTCTTACGCAAAGACCAGCAATGTCTCCATTTGTTGGAATATAGCGGAACTTATTATTGAATCTATCATAAGTGTACTTATAACCAGTATCAAATACTGCATATGATGATGATGGCATTGAACTATAGAATTCAATGATATTATCTGTCTGAGTATCTGAGTTTGTAATGTCAACAACATCCGCCCTATGAGGAGAAATCATTGCCATGCAATCTTTTCTATCTTCAGCAATTGCAATCAATTCTTGAGCTTTTGCTTGAGATTCAAACTTATTGCCAAGACCAGGACCCATGAGAAGATAATCTAGAGGTACATCATCTCTATTTTCAAATGTTCTATATGCACTGATAAGATCTCCTAGAGTTGCTGCAAGACCACCTTCGTTATTTTCTCCAGAATAATCTTTTCCACCACCTAAGGTATAGGAAACATTACCCATTACACTAAATGTAATGTCTTGTGCTGGTTGGTTCCAAAGTTGATCAGCAAGGTCTCCTAAGGTGTACTGAGCACCTCCAGAAGCTCCCATTTCTACAGTATCACTGAATCCAGATCTATATACTGTTTCAGAAACAACTCCGTTATCTGATGGGTTATCTCCAGCATAAAGATATCTTGAATAACGTGCAAGGTAATCCTTCCACCAAATTTTCTGAGGAGCATTTACTGCTGATGTTGCATCACTTGCTTTAGATAGAGAAACATGCTTCTCGAGAAGAGCTCCTTTAATTCCAGTTACTGTTCCTAAATCATCAATAACTGCAATATGCATTGCATCATTTCTAGAGTTTCTCTCTTGTGCCCAACGGGTTGTTGTTGGTTTTGGTGCAATAGATCTCCAGAGAATATTTGTATTCTGAAGTCTAATATACTGCTGATCATACCAGTCTTTTGCACTTTCAATATTGAAAGTTGAAATTCCACTAATTGAAGTGGTTCCCTCTCCAACTTGTGTAAGAGTTACTCTGTTTCCTGGTCTAAATGCAGTTGTCTGATTCTTATCTGCATAGTTAATGAAGATCTCGGACGCTCCAATAGCAATCTGACGAGTGAAACTTACTGCAATACCAGTTCTGATATTTGCAACAGTTGATCCAATAGTGACAAATGTGCCACCAACAGAAACAACAGATGCTGATCCATAAAAATCAGATGTTGTTGATCCAAGACCAGCAACGGAAATTACATCATTTGGAGATACATCAAGAGTTGAATTTACATAAACTCTATTTGTTACTCCAACTCCAGATGCTCCCTCATTATATGCAGTAGTAGTCTGTCTTACATTCTGAATATCAGTGTAAGGGTCTCTTACGCGGGATACAATCTTAACTTCAAGATCGGTTCTTTCTACAGTTGTTGTAATACCAGTAATGATTCCTTTGAGGACACCATCAAATGTAGCTGCTTGTCCTCTTCCTGGTAGTTTTTGATCTTCCAGTTTAAAACTAATTCCAGCTCCTACTGAAATTGCAACTCCAACCTGCCTGAGATTAGTAGTCTTGATTCCAATAATCTGATCTGCTTTATCGTCAATAAAAGCAATTTTCAGATTATTTGCCCATGTTCCTGGGTTTTTAGCAACAAAGATGTAATCGGCAATATCGTCTGCCCAATTTGCATCATAATCTTCAAAGTTCTTGATGATTACATCATCAGTTCCAATTCCTGTGCTAATAGCGTTAGCATTGTTTAGGTTATCTCCAGAACATCTGGTAACCTTTAGAACGCCGCCATATGAAAGGAAGGATGATGCGGTCATCCAAAATTCGTACTGACCATCTGTAGTTTGTGGTTCTCCAAATACATCAATCAGTTCACTTTCGGTTGTAATATCTACTGGTTCTTCAACTGGACCTTTAGGGAAAGGTCCAGCAATAGCACCAATATTGTCAAGTACATTATCAGCTCTTCCTACAGTTAAATCAACCTCCCTGATTAGTACTCCAGGAGATAATTGAGGAGTCGCCATGTTTTTCTCCGTAATCTCAGTTTATCTGAAAATATTTATTAAAAAGTATATTTTCAATGGGGAAACGATGCATGAACACTTACCAATCTGGATATTCCCAAACTGTGTTATCTAATGCTGATTTTTGTGGGTATAATTTTCTACTTTTTTTGATTCTTTTTATGGTACATTCTTTGCATTCATAAGAATATGATGAAGGAACAGATCCTCTATCTTTTCTAGTTCTATAAAAAGAGTCGATTAAATTTTTTTTTTTTGCGCAAGATGTAAACTTTCTATAGTTTTATAGAAGATGACCTAATCTTATTTGTCCATCTAAGTCCATTAGACATAATCCCACATATAGGACATATCACCATATTCATCAGAAAACCATCTGTCTCCATCAGAATCTACAAAACTAGAATTATCTAATCCATCAACAACAAAACCAAATGGTGACATATCTTGTTCTATTTGATTTTTTTGCTCTTCATACAATCTCTTTCTAATATCTTGATCAGTGAGTTCTTTAAAGTAATCTTGTGCAACTAGCCATGCATAAATTACAAGACACATTGCAAGGTCATCATTACATCCATCTTCAGCTTCAAATGAATTGTTTTTCTGTATAAAGGTTGTTAACTCTGCTATGATTTCATAATCATTAAAAATAAGTTTATCTTCCTCAATTAAAGTTTTTAAATTCAGTGAACCAACTTTTTTTACAGTTTTGGACATCTTAACGCCAAGTTGCGTTTTCTTACCAGAAAATCCTTGCCCAACAATTTGACCAGCTCTACCTCTCATAGAACACATGAGGACATTTTGATATTCTAAATCATAATGCAATAAAGATGCTACCTGATCACCTATATCATTTACCTCACAAAGAATGTATGCGCGGTTATAATTTTTTGCTACTTCATAAATGATATTTGGAAATAGCATTGGTTTAATCTCATTGTTTCTATATTTTGCGACAACTTTATGTGGAAATTCAGTTATATCAACTACGACAAAAGCTGAATAGTCCTCACTGACTCCTCTTGCAACGTCAACTGTAATAATATAGTCGTGTCCTTGAACCACGTCCTCATAAACATCTAGACCAGCATTCCTTTTTATTGGATTATCATACACTAAATTTCTCAATTTGCTTGGCGCAATTAGTGTATCGACTGATCCTAAGAATTCACATTCAAACTCAATTTTGAATTGTTGTTCTGAAGTGTTGTTAATTGTTTGTTCTTTCCAGGCAGCGTCTCTTCCAGGAACTTCTGACCAATGAACATCAGTTGGTACGTATTCATTTTTTCCCTTTTCCGCATCATGCCACATTCGGTAGAAATGATTCATACCGTGTGGCGTAGATACTACAATAACCTTAGTATTTTTACCAGATGAAATTGTTGGGTATACGGATGCAAAGAAATCGTCAGCAATATGATTTGGAACGAAAGCAAATTCGTCCAAGAACAAGATATTAAATGACATACCTCTTACTGCTGATGCAGAAGTTGAAGCAGCAAGTATTTTTGATCCGTTTTCTAATTCAATATTTCCTTTATTCCAAGCAATAATTCCCTGCTGCATCCATTTTGGTAAATTTTCATATGCTGTTGCAAGTCTACTTAAAAGTTCTCTAGCAGTTGCAGCCTTGTTTGCAAGAATACCAATATTGACACTATCGTTAAAAATTAGATAATGTAAGAGATAAGAAACTACAGTTGTAGATTTGCCTGTCTGGCGAGGCATTTTACAAATGTTAAATCTATGTTTATGAAAGTTATTAATTAACTTTTCTTGAAAGTGGTATGGATGAAATTGAGTTAATCCCTCATCAAGAGAAACAATTTTAATATAATTATTTGCAAAATAAACTGGATCATCTTTACACTTAACAAATTCTAAAATTTGTTCCTGACTAAATTCAATTTGAGTATTTGCTCTTTTTAAATTTGGATTGCCAAGATATACATTATCAGTCATAAAAGTTACCTTTGTTCAATCCAGTTCAATACTGCAAGTGCTTTTTTGTTGGTATTTGGAGATGCACAAGCAAGTGTATAAGTGTCACTAATTGTTCCAATGCCACTTCTACCTAACTGAAGTGCTGCTTTAATATCAAGATCAACTAACGCACCACTACCATTAATTACAAAACCACTCAAAAGATCACTTCCACCAGATACTGCAGTTTGAGTGATATTATACTGCATAAAGGAGTTTGGATCGGGATGATTTACCCAAGTTCCTCCAGTCAGTGTTGCATTTTGTAGAAGTTGCCAATAAACATTCGTATTGTCATCAGTTGCTGCCTGTAATGATCTCAAGAGCATTACACCAGTTAGATTATTGGATTTCAAACGAATGCTTATAATTGGATAATATGTATTTGCAGATGCCATCGTTGTCCCTGTGATGGGATTTGATA